GCATCAAACAATGCTCCTGATTCATCTACAGCAAAGTTAAATATCTCTGGGCAGTGCTTCTTCATCTTCTCTAAATTCTCTGTCCACTCTGCCATGTAAAAACAAACTAATGCACCTTTTGTTAATACTCTCTGTACTTTAGTTAAATCTTTAGACAGCAAGTCAATCTTTTGATCGTAATCAAAATCATTCCACATGCCTCCTTCGTAGAAACTTTTACATACCCTTATAGGAATAGCTGAAAAGTTATTTCTCAATTCCCTTATAATATTTGTACCCCCTTTTTTATCTTCAGAATCTGGGTAAGCATACCACACATTATCATTCATATAAATATCTGAAAAGCTAACATCAGTCTGAAAATAAATAGCCATTATATCTCCCTTTTTTTAAGTTTACTGTACCATACAGATTTTGGAAAACGTGCTGTAGATCCTACTTTCCTATGCATAATAGCATTAGGCCAACATGTCCTCTTAAAATCACAAAATCCACAAATACTTGATAGCAATTTATTTCCTGTCTTCTTAACATTCTTATCTTTATCTTTGTATGTTTCTTCTGTATCTGTAAAACATCTTTTAAATTTCTCACCACCTAATAAAGCTTTTAAGTTCTTCTTTGCTAAATCAAGTGCTTCTTTTTTATCTTCTTCTTGTAGTTCTGGAGCTTCACATACCACCCACTCACCACTTGCTTTGTTAATAACTATCCACCCACCAAAATCTTTATTCTTTGATTGGCTGTACAGGTATCCTTGAGATATGTATCCAAACACATCATCTTCTTTTATTTTCTTATACCCTCCCATATCTCCAAACTTATGATCAAAAGCATAAGGACTTGCAGATTTAATATCCCATACTTTACCGTCTATTTCAACATCTAATGTACCAGAAACAGAATGATTACCTAACTCTAATTTTACAGCTTCCTGTTCTGCTTCTATATTTATACCTGCCGATTTCATTACCAAAATGGCAATAGCTTCGACAAGATCACCAAACATAAAACGAACTAAGGAATTGTACTCAAAGTTTTTCTCTGCACCATCTCGTTCCATCTTCTGTTGACACAAAGGTCTACCTAAAGAAGACATACGAGGCCTCCATTTGCTGTCCTTGTTAGCAAATTGACGTACTACAGATGTAGCACAAGCCTCTTTAAACTCTTCTACAAGTTTGGGATCTAGATCGGCCCCTTCTTTTGAGACACGATCTAGAAACCCTTGTACTTTATGTAGTATAAGATTATTCATTTACTACGGAGTCATACTCTATTTTTTCTCCAGATGAATGATATGCTTTCATAACAGTATCATTGTATCCTTTGACAAACTCCATAAATGATCTCATACGAGCATCATCTTCTTCACTCCATGTCACTGACTTCTGAGGTGTTAGCTCTGCATGGAAGTAGATGTTTCCACCTTTCTTCTTCCGTACTGAAGACAGCCCAATATTCATCAGCCACATAGGTTGCTTCTGTCTACTGAGACTCTTTAAGCAGTCAGCCACAGGTGTAAAGTTAGCCCCTTTTGCGTACCATACACAAGGAACATCTTTAACAGTAGTTTTACTACCATCTTTATTTACAGCATTCTCAAAAGATACTAGACCGTAAAGATTTTGAGTACATTTAATACTCTTCTGTACAGCCCACTCTGGACTATCTTTTGGCAATGCCTCTAGGGTATTATGGTCAAGTTTTCCACACTTCTTACCTCCTGCAGTGTCATAAAAGTCACTACCAAAGGAAGGAGCCTGTACCGTTTGGCAAGAGAAAGCACTAGCTTCATTATCCCAAACAAAGTAGGAATAAGTACGCATAAACACACGCATAGTAGCTTTCTCACCATATACAGGCCCTTCTGGTGGGGTAGTCAGACTGAACCAGCCTCTTGGAAGAGCATTACCATCAAAATCTTCTGTAGCATGATTAATAGCTAATCTGCTTACAGATGCTTTTGTAGTATTGTGATCCAATTGACCAGTCAGTTTCATTAGCTCCTCTGTAGAAACCTTACTTAGATTTTCTGGCAGAGCAGTATCCATTGTGGTTATTTCAGTCATGATTTATATATCTCCTTCATGTCTAACCAATTGTTACCTATTTTAATCTCGATTCCTATCGGCATATCATAATCAACATTGTATCTTTTCTTACACTCTTCAGGTAAAGACAACATAGCTTCTTTCATTGTCTCTACAGCTAAATCCTGTTCGTCTGGATGCACATCAATTACAATGGAATCGTGAACCGTATTACATATTATACTAAGCATTCTCTTATCTGTCAACAACTTTTTTAACTTAATTAATGCAATAGGCAGGAGATCGGCTGTAGCAAACCCTTGTACAGGATAATTTTTTATTGCTGTAGAGTTAGATACTCCACCGTACCTCATTCTATATACATTATTAAAGTTATAATATCGACCTGATGGAAGTGTAATACGATGATTAGTAATGGCATCATTCTGTAAAGTCTCATGCCACTGTGCTATCTTATTATACTTCTCTTTAAATGCCCGATAATACTCCATCTGTTTTGGTGTACCTAAAAACCCTCCGTACAAAGGCTTAAACGTATCGGCCTTTGCCTCTTGCCTAGTTACACCCAGCACAGATGCTGTAAACGAATGTACATCAACATCATTTCTGACATCTTCGTACACTTTATTATCCTTTGCTAAAAAGCCGGCAACCCTAAACTCTAGCTGGGAATAATCTCCTTCAAGTATATATCCACCCTCCCATCTGCTAACTACTACCTTACGTACAGGAAACGTACCACCTCGTGGCATGTTCTGGAAGTTAGGATTCCTAGAAGATAATCTTCCTGTAGAGGTAACACATTGCATATAATGTGGATGGATTCTACGTCTGTCATCTAAACCTTTTTCTATTCCTTCTATAAAGGTTTTCAAATAAGTTTTAATTGCATTGTATCTTATATAGCTTTCCATGAATGTTTTTTGTTCTGGCTTGGCTGTAACTACTAAACCTTCTAAAGTAGGCCTATCTGTTTTAAAACCATGTACAGTAAGATCTAATGTATTTCTTGGTTGCATTCCTAATCCTGCAAAATCTCTAGTTTGCCTGTAGATAACACCTGTTTTGTTACAGGACTTACAAATACGTTTTTGCTTACCTACTGTACCATCTCTCTTCAAAGCAAACTTATATCCTATACCATTACATGCTGTACATCTTTGCATAACCGTCTTAAACAAAGGCTTGGTTAAACGTACTATACCCTGCTGAAATGCCTGTACACTCATAGTTTTAGGCCTTCTCTTCTTTCTTGTGTTACCTCGTAACTCATAGCCTAAATTAAAATTACTAGCCCATTGTTTTTTATTCAGTACAGCCCTAGAAAATATAATTTTAGATCTATCTTCTGGACTATCTAAATTGACAGGAGTATCACCCATCAACTGTTTAACTTCACTGTTAAGGTACTTTTCTAATTCCTGTACTTCTTTTGTATAGGTAGCCTTAATCTCTAACAAATTTTTAAGACTTATCTGTAACCCACTGTTCTCTACATCACACAGCACATCACAAAACTCATTCATCAGATCGTTAGTATTCTTGAGGGAATTAGGCATGTTACTTAACTGTGCTTCATATAATTCTTTTGTTATCTGTACGTCTGCTTCACCATATTCTTTAACTATAGGCCAAGGTATGCTCTCAAACGACACATTTTTTTTCATATATTCTTCGATTAAACCAGTTTTCTTTTGTGGCAGTGCATATCGTTCACAGCACTTGGCTAGTGACAATGGAACCTTCTCCCCCCCATGCAATATGTATTCTGCTATCATAGTATCATGAACCTTGCCTGTATAGAAAAACCCACAAGCTCGTAACCACTTTAGATCAAACTTTATGTTATGACCAACTAATAGATCTGTACCATCTAAAACACTCTGTAGAGTATCCCTAGCTTTTTCTGTAGGCTCTTGATCTTTGTGATAGAAACATAGATAATTCTGCTCATCTCCACATATATAACCAACAGACACCAACATGTTTCCTGTATAGGGATCAGCATCAGACTTCTTATCTTCGTTTACACTGTATGTTGTTTCTATATCTAACCAAGTTATTTTCATCTTATTACTACCTCTGCATCTGTTTCAATCCATACCTTTGCCCCACAAGATAAAGGTTTAGTTGGTCTGTACACAACAATGCTCTGGCCTAGTATCTGTACTTCATTACCATAAACATTTTCTTTATAAGTTTTAACAGTTATCACAGGTTTATTTGTCCCATGTTTCTGATTAAATTTTATATTATGTTGATTTACATGTATTCTTTTTTTCATTATGGTAAATACCTAGCTTTCTGTATATCTATTCGGCATGTAATTGTACCATGCCAACCAGACAACTTATTTTTAGATACACACAGATGACGGATGTAATCTTCCTCATCTCCAAAGTTTTTGCCTATACCTATAATAATATCGGCTTCGGCTGCTTTTCCTGTCTTGCTGTTCTCTAACATACTAAAATCTATCTCCTGTCTATTATGTGCATCATAAGATGC